GTCGCTCCCGTTGCGCCAGTGGCACCAGTTGAGCCCGTCGCTCCCGTGTATCCCGTGGCACCTGTTGAGCCCGTTGCGCCGGTGGCACCTGTTGCGCCGGTGGCACCTGTTGCGCCCGTCGCTCCCGTGGCACCTGTTGAGCCCGTAGCTCCCGTGGCACCTGTTGAGCCCGTCGCTCCCGTAGCTCCTGGACCTGTCGCACCCGTGTATCCGGTGGCACCAGTTGAGCCCGTAGCTCCCGTATACCCGGTGGCACCAGTTGAGCCCGTAGCTCCCGTCGCTCCCGTATACCCGGTAGCACCTGTTGAGCCCGTAGCTCCCGTCGCTCCCGTGGCACCTGACCCTGTAGCACCAGTGTACCCGGTCGCACCGGTCGCACCGGTCGCACCGAGTGTGTATACATTTACAACAGGAACAATGCCTGTACCTGTCTGGCATCCTCCTGCTGCATTTTTTATACTGTAGCTCATCTACTAGAAGTTGTGATTTTTTATCAACTTAAAAAATATACAAACTCTTTAACTATGCGGTTTCATGCACTAGGTGTTCAGCATACAATAACTTCAAAAGAGTACATAGCATGTGCATTCACTCAAAAGGTGCTCAAATTTTGTTCGATGATGACTCGTCGCGGACACACTGTCATTCATTATGGACATGAAGATTCCGATGTCGAATGTACGGAACATGTAACTGTATTGAGTAGAAATGATTACAACCGTGTCTACGGTGAACACGATTTTCGATCAAAGTTATTCAAATTTGATCAAGGGGATGATGCTTACAAAACATTCAACGAAAATGCCATAAAAGAAATCAATGCCCGGAAACAACCTGGTGATTTCTTGCTCGCATTCTGGGGGTCAGGTCATCAGGCCATCTGTCAAGGTGCCGGAGACGGTATGTTTGTCGTAGAACCCGGAATAGGGTACCCTTATGGTCATTTCGCCGAATACAAGGTTTTCGAATCGTACGCCATATATCATTCGTTTACGAAACTCGATCGTGTAGCCCATTGCGTCGGCATGGATACTTGGTCAAAGGAGGCGATCATTCCCAATTATTTCGATGTTGAGGATTTCGTCGATCAGGTTGTTCCCGCCAAGGATCGTGGTGATTATTTCCTATTTGTCGGTCGCATCGGTTCCGCCAAAGGCGTCGATCATGCGATTCGGATGACGGAACGCCTCGGTGTTCGTCTTCTCGTCGCCGGACAAAACGCTGAAGGTGGTCTGAAGGAGGTTGGTATGTACCCTCCACCGCCGCACGTGGAAGTCATCGGACACGTCGATGTCGAAAAACGCAAGACGCTCATGGCCAATGCCAGGGCGGTTGTATGCATGTCCATGTTCACAGAACCGTTCTGTGGTGTGCATGTCGAGGCGATGATGTCTGGTACACCTATCATTACTGCAGACTGGGGAGCATTCACAGAGTTTAATGTTCACGGTGTCACGGGCTTTCGGTGCCGTGCACTCGATCAAATGGTGGAAGCGGGTCGTCGCATTCACGAAATTGATCCACATGCATGTCGCAAGTGGGCGTTTGACAACTTTTCGACATCCGTCGTGGCAAAAAAATACGAAGACTTTTTCGAAAGTATTCGGCCAAAGCATCGTGTCGCTGTGTGGATGGAGGCCAATTGGGCATTTGGTCGATATGCTCGAGCCATGAAAAAATATATGGATGATGTTGACGTGTATGATTGGGCAAATTCTGAAACGAACAAACATCTTTGGATAGACGGACACTGGAAAGATTACCAGACGATAATCTCAAACACGTCTCTTCTGAGACTCAGAGAAACCTATGGTATTGATGTACCGGAAGAAATGTCGAAGCGTTTCCTCATCATTTCATTCTTTCCCAAGTTTGAGGGGACGGGTTATTTCCAAGAGACGCTCAAAAATTTCCCAAAAAATGCTCGGTACGGTGGAGCGTCGCTTGAAATTTGCAACGTGATGAGGGGACTTGGGGTTTCAAACGTCAAGTGTCTCCCTTTTACAGCTGACCTCGAGGAATTTCCGAATACACGCACCGTTCAGCGCGTGAAACGTCTAGGCATCATCGGAGGACCTTCACGCACCAATCACCCCGAGTATCAGGACAACAAGGGAATCCCTATGTTTGATGAAATTTGTCAAAAGGGAGGTTTCGAACCCGTGTACGTTCACGGACGAACGGGTGACATTTATCACGACGTCGACCTTCTCATCTGTTGTTCAAAGTACGAAGGTGCTCCAACTGGAATTTTCGAAGCCGCTTCGCTCGGTATTCCAGTGCTCACCCGCCGAGTCGGGTGTGCTCAGGACGTAAAGGGTATTGCGTTGTACAACACGGTCGATGAAGCGGTAGCTCAACTCAACTACTGGAACGAAAACATCGTCGTGCTCGAAGAATACACTAGAAAAATCACCAACGAGATTCGTGAAAATTGGGGACTCAAAACACTCATCGATCGTCACCTGAAACCGACAATCTACGGTCTTGAATACGTCATGAAAAAGTACGGGTCGCGAGATTATCTCAAAGGATGTGACAAGGCGACAATCCATTCGTACAGCGGTACATACGAAACGTTGTTTCAGTCTCTTCGAGACAAACCTGTTCGTCTTCTCGAAATAGGTGTGTGTTCGGGAGGGTCTCTCAAAGTTTGGGAGGAATACTTCACACACCCGGATGCCGAATTCATCGGCCTCGATCTCACAAAAGAAAATATCCGGTACACGTTCAGTGATCGAACAAAGATTCTGATTCAGGATGCGACAAAGGAATCACCCGACGGTTTCTTTGACATTATCATCGACGACGGGAGTCATGTCCTGCGCGATCAGACTGATGCACTCCAAGTACTCGCTTCTCACCTGAAACCAAACGGCATGTACATCATTGAAGACATCCAATCGATGGAAAATGCCATGGAAATTCTAAACACATCCAAAGATGTTCTGTTTGAACTAAAAGATCTTCGGTCGATCAAGGGACAATACGACGATATTATGCTCGTCGGTCATCGCGCAAAACCAAAGATGAAAGTTGCTGTATGGGGAGAGATGACATGGGCACTAGGACGTATTCACAGGGCGATTCAAAAATACCTCGACGCCGATGTTGACATGTATGACTGGTCCGACGGAGAATCGACACAACGATTGTTTTCGACAGCTTGGAAAAACTACGATCGCATCGTCACTAAATCAGACGTTTTCAAAGTCTCGGGACTTCCAAATGGAATATTTGAAAAACTCGTCGTCATCTCACACTCCCCGAATCTCAACCATCCTTACTTTCAGGAACATATCGAGATTCGAAACGAGCCTGTCTACGCAGGGGTTTCAAAGGAAACATGCGAAGCACTTCGTAGAAAAGGGGTTCGTGGTACGGCATGGGTTCCATTCGGAGCGGATACGGAGATTTTCAAAAACACACATGTCATTTCACCGGAAATCAAGAGAATCGGTATGATTTGCGTTCAGGGTCATAGCAGCCCAGATTACAACTCGGTGAAACGCCCGGACATGTTTGAAGAAATTTGTCGACGCGTCGATGCAATTCCGGTGTACATATGTAATCGTTTGTCGGAAGACGCGACGTTGTACGATGACATCGATTTATTGATTTCGTGTTCAGAATTCGAAGCTGGACCGCTCGGTATTTTTGAGGCGGCGTCGTGTGGTGTACCTGTTCTCACTCGCCCGGTTGGTAATACTCGGCACGTCAAAAGTATCAAGACATTTAACACAGTCGACGAAGCTGTGAACATAATCAAAACATTGGACCTCCAGTGTTATCGTGACGCAGTGACAAATGAAGTTCGTACGAATTGGTCAATGGAAAAATGTATCAAGGACTACTTCGCACCATGTATCGACGGCTGGGTTTCTCTCGAAGTGGTCGCCAAATTAAATTCTCAGACGGGTGAAATTATCGAAATACGTTAAACTAGAGAGTTTTTTATATCTCAATATTTCAGATGGGTGATTATGAAAATGCTATACGTTACGTATTAGACAACAACATAGAAGGCGCGTGTGTAGAATGCGGTGTCGAACGTAGTGATGTAGAAATTATGTGGATAAATGAGTTACAGAAACATGGTCAGGTTCGAGACATTTACTTGTTCGATACGTTTTCAGGATTGACAGCACCAGATGAACGTGACTATGGTCTTTTAAACGGCTGGTCCGCATATGACGTCAATAACTATTGGAGTCGAAGCAGAATAAACGACACGACAAACAATTGGTGTTTTTGTCCGCTTACCGAAGTCAAGGAGAGACTGTTCAAAACAGGATACCCTGAAGATAAACTTCACTTTGTAATTGGTGACGTTAATGAAACACTTAAAGATCCAGATCCATTGAACATTCCTGATAAAATAGCCGTACTTCGTCTCGACACGGATTGGTATGAATCAACAAAAGTAGAACTCGAAAATTTGTACGACAGGGTAGTACCGGGAGGACTGATTATCATTGACGATTATTACTATTGGGCTGGTCAACAAAAAGCCGTCGATGAATTCTTTAAGAACAGAGGAATAAAATATGACGTGATACAAACTTCATCCAAAACTGGGTACATTGTAAAAAAGTTGAATGTTCAGATTCATGCATGGGAACAAAAAGTTCGGCTCGGAAATAAACATGACGGTGGATACGTCATTGCGGATAATGCTGGATCGTATGATTGTTATCTTTCTTGTGGAGTTGCATACGATGAGTCTTTCTCTCGGGACTTTATACGTAAATTTTTCATGAATGAAACAAACAGTTTTGCATTTGATGGTACCATAGAACGATACCCGTGGGAATGTACGACAAACGTGTCTTTTATTCGTAAGAACATATCGGATACACGCGACGACGAAAATACCGATTTACATTATTACCTCGAACGGTACAAGGATGTGTTTCTCAAAATGGATATCGAAGGGGGGGAATATAAATGGTTTCCAAAGGCAAATCTCAAAAATATTAAACAAATGGTTATCGAGTTTCACAGCATACGAAAGCCGAGTTTCAACGAATGCCTAAAAAAACTAACAAATACTCATGTCATTATCCATGTTCATGGAAACAACTACAGTGATAATCTGAATGTCGTTGAGTTGACGTGTCTTCGAAGAGACGTTGCCGAATCATGGTCACTAAACAAGACGCTTTTTCCAATCGAAGGTCTCGATGGTCCGAATAATCCTCATGCACCTGATATTTTTCTCGGTTCTCAACCGTTCCAAAGTCCACGCATCGCCATCTGGATCGAAGACAATTGGGCGTTTGGAAGAATCGCGCGAGCTCTGAATAAATATACCAACGTGGATGTTTACGATTGGAGAGATGGATGCGCAACTACAACCTTGTGGTGCGAAGGATGGAAGTCCTACGATTACATCATCTCGTCGAGTTTAATTTTAAACGTCGATTTTGTACCGCATGAAGCATTCAGAAAGATAATTGCTCTCACTCTCCATGGTGAGTTTGGTGACCCTTACTTTTGTGAAGTTGACGTAATTCGTGACCATGTTCGATATGGAGGTATATGTAAGAGCGTTGTCGAAGAAATGAAACTTAAAGGGTACCCAAATCCCATATGGATCCCATGGGGCGTTGACACTGATAATTTTCCTGTAAAGTATTTCGTCAATGGTCCCATTCACAGAATAGGACTGGTGGCTTCAGACACCTCACATACAAGTCAATACGCAACCAATAAAGGCTATGCAATGTTTCAAAGTATATGCGATTCCGTGGGCGCAGAGGCGGTATACATTCGTGGAAAACCAGAAGGGCAAATCTATGATGATATAGATTTGCTCATATGTTGTTCGCGCGTCGAAGGTGGACCGTTCGGTATTTTTGAGGCGTCGGCTTCTGGACTTCCAGTTTTGTCAACGCCAGTTGGAAATATGAAAGATATCAATGGACTTGCGCTTTTTACAACGGTCGAGGAAGCCGTGAGTCAAATTAATGTTTGGAATAATGATGTTACAAAACTTCGGGAATACACTGAATCCATGACTCGTGAAATTCGAACAAACTGGTCTATGAAAGAATGTGTCGACCGATTCATGTCAACTCTGTGAACGGTGGTATTTTTGCAAGTCATACGTCCTCGTCGTCAATCTCGTCCTCGTCGTCCTCCTCGGCGTCGACGGTGTCGCTGTGAGCGGGTTCAACAGCAGGCTGGTCGATGAACCCGAAACCCTTCAGCTTGTTCGTCGGGGCGAGGAGCATCTGCTGGAGACGGATGCTGATGCCAAACTTGTTGTCGATGAACCAAATCTGGTTAATCTCGACGATGGTCACGACACCCTGACCCTTCTCCAGGCTGTCCGGAGTCAGCTTGAGCAGCTTCCGGTTCGAGTCGTAGGCCTCGGCGGTGAAATCACCGCTGGCACCAGTCATCATCTTCAGCTTGAGGGTCGGGGCGTACTCACCCTTGCCAGGAGACAACGGCGACTTGTACAGAGCCTCCTTCATCACCTCCTTGTTGTACTGCTTACCCAGGCAGGTGACCGAGTTGGCGTGGACAAACTCGAGCACCTTGTCGTCCAGCTCCTTGAACTTGGCTGCAATCTCTGGGTTGTCCAGTGAGAGGCTCAGGGAGTAGGACGTCTTGCCGGACGCAGCGTCCGTGTACGTGCTCAGGCCGTACGGAGCACGGAGCTGGGGCAGCTGAAACAGGAGCTTCGAGTTTCCAGACCCGTTGAGGTAAACCACCTTGCCGCCCATGGTGTTCTTGCGGACGGCTGAGAAGGTGACATCGGATGCGGAAAAGTCGGAGATGCGACGGACGGTGAAGGAAGACATTGTTCTACCTTTCATACATCGCTTTGCTTTAAGTCTGTGTATATATGACAAGAACCGTTTTTTTTGTGCGTCCAGTATAATGGATCCTCTTAACAAACAACTCGTAAACGCCGTTCACGCCGTCGCAAATGCGCGTCTACAAAAACTTGCCAACAGCATAGCACAAGGGAAAACTACTAACATTCAGAGAGAGCTTGCCGATGCTCAAGCCGCAGCACGGGCTGCAGCTGCAGCCGGACCTACGACACCAGTGACATCTGCGACACGAAACGCAGTAAATAACGCCGAGAATAACGTCATCCAGAGAATTTCGTCCATGTCATATAATAATGTATCCAAAATAAATAACCAAGGTCGAAACGGTATCAGAAATGCTAAACAAGCCCGTCAGCGACAGATTACAAACCAAGTTGGGGCCCTAATGGCGAGGATTGAACGGAATAATACAATGACTATGAATAATCTAGAAAAAAACGAACACTACATATCAGCATCTCAAATAAATAAGGGCAGACTCGGTGTAGCCCTTGCTCAGAAAAGAGGTCAGCTTCCATAATTTTCTTGGTTCTAATTAAATGGACCCTGTGAAGAAGATTATTCCCTTTGCCACATTCGTTGCCCTTGCCAGCCCCCAGGCCTTCGAGCTCACCCGCAAGGTGCTCGGCAGCTGGGTCGCCACAGGCGAGTGTGTTCCCAAGCTAGGCGGTCTGCTCCTGCACGCCCTGGTGTTTGTCATTCTAACGCACTTCTTGTGGCGCTTCTTCTACGGCCCCAAGACGGCACGGACGAGCTGCGGCTGCGGCATGTAAGCGTTCAGATATTTTCTTGGTTTTTGTTAATGAATAGCCCCCTTACTAGAAGACACAGACACAACAATGCGCTTTCCGCAGTGAAGGCCAAATCGACCAGAGCTAACAACATAAAAAAAGGAAACAACGTTTTTTTGGCTCGATACAAGGCCTCTTTAGCGAGACATCCTCCCCCGCCTCCCAAACCGAGTAAATGGAAAAATGTCAAAAAAGCTCTTATGATTGAAGGTATGAAAAGATATACTGCAGAACCCAATAATATACTGAAACAGCCATATCTTGCTAAACTACTCAGACAGCGCATGAAAAACCTTCCCATCACAACAACAGTCCCTCTGTATAGAGGAGTAGGACTCGGGCACAACAAAAGCGTTTGGCCAAATAAAGGTTCATATGTGACAAACCGGTTCAGATCATTTAGTAAAAGTATCAAAGTCGCCAACATGTTCGCAGGACCTCGTGGTACTATTTACGTCATCGCCCCAGGGACATATCCGGCTATTAATATAGCTAATTATGTTGAGAGACGTTACCCATACACAAAACGAAAGTTTCTAAATCATACGTATAACTTGGAGAAGGTGTTGAATAAAGAACACCCCAATTTCAGCAAAAACTTGAAGAACTTTATAGTTACTGCTTCTAAAGAAAACGAAGTTCTCTTTCACCCCGGTACATGGGAAATAGGAAATCGTCGCAATAATATAACTGGTCCACATGGACAGGTTGTCAAGAACATAAAACTAGTGCGCGCTTGAAGAGTAAGTAATGTACGTCGTGTGCTTCGTCTCGGGACCTCTGTCCCACAGTCGCTGTCCCGTATGAGCCCACGGCAAATAATTGCAGCTGTTGTGCAGAACGTCGCCTCATCGCACGACTTCAACACCAAGCGAAACGCGAAGGCGTTCAACCTGCCCGTTTCGTTCACTGGACGTACAGAAAGTTTGGACCGCTGATTATCCAGCGAATCAGAAAAGATGGACTACCGGGAATTTCACTTCCGTGCGTCATCTGTCGGAAAGCTCTGGATCGACTTCGAATGCCGTGGATGGCACATGTAAACGAACGTTGGTATCACAGTACCGACGACGACGTACCGGTTTCGAAGCCGACGAACAAACAGAGAACACAGTTACAATTCAAAGCCATGCATCCAGATCAACGTCAAAAGTAAGAATCTTAAACTCGACACACTCGCGATTCTCGAGAAAGGACCAAACCCGTTGGGCTTTTTCGAGACTTGTAAAAACGAGCGTCTCTTCGAACGGCGCTCCGTAATGCGGAATGAGCATCACCACTTGTTCCTTTTCGAGTGGACGTCCAAACTCATCCATTGAGATTCACTCGCTGGGTTTTTTTATAAGACTCTAGTATGGACGAACTTGTAAGTTCAATCACTCCACAGAGTGCGTTTATACCGAAACACAGAGTACGTGTGGTCATACATCCGAACGGTACGCGGTCCCTCGTGCCGTACCCGAACGCCCCGATACCTCAGAATATCCTTAAATTTGGAAACCTAAACAAAAATACGATGAACGCGTATTTTGGTTCAAACCATCCGTCTGGATACACTCTACCGAACGTTATCCGGATTCATGGGAAAAAGCGCGGTGCAACAGGTGTCAATCAGTTTCGCGCATCCAAGGCGGCACTCATTCGATTCATCGTGGCGGCGTATTATTCGTATATAGATGATCCTCTGAGCAATCCGGATGCTATGTTTTATTTCAGACGAGCCTACGCTAAACTGTCGACGCGCAACTGGCGAAACAATTCCAAAATACCCGTCACACAGTTGTACCGACTCTTGTCTAGTCTGAACATCCCGACGCTCAAAAAACTCGCAGTCATCCTCGAGTGGTAAAAAAATATCCGCTCTTTGTATATATGCCACCTTTCCATCTCCAAGCAAATCTGGTGAACGTCTCGGCGAATCAGCTCATGTCACAACTCAGGGAAGGAAGAACGAGTTCCTACCCGAATAGTCAATACATCTTTGCGCGTGCCGCGGAGCTGATCAGACGTCCGGATATATCTGAAGCGAATCGACAAATGGCGCAACAAACACTATTGAATCTCGCAACCAATATATATCGAAATCCACCACTGCGTTCAGGTGGTTTCGGACCCGTTACCGCGACACATATCAACAGGCTTGTTAGTCTCGCGCGCAGAGAACCTAATTCCGAAAACATACGTCGAGCCAAATCATACTTTAATAAAATTGAACGCCTTGTTCCCACTTGGAGGAATTATCCCCGAACGTCTGAACTTTGGAAACTCATGAGTTCTATAGAGACGCGCATCGCTTCTCAGCCATCCGCCTCGGTGCGTAAATACGCCGAGCGTTGGCGGCTTAAAGGGCCCGTCAAACTGGTCAACCTTCCAGAGAACAAGAATAACCGTACAGATCCAGTGTCTCTTCATACGTTCCGAACTGGTCAAGAGGCTATTCGGCATCAGCGTCAGAATACTGAAGGGCGTGTGATTTCTACTCGGTATTACCTCGTACCAACCATCGAACGTCTGTCTGGCATGTCATGGAATGTTATTCGTCGTATGCATCCAAACAGGGTGCTTATGAAAAGGGTCGGACCTGGAAACAAATTCCTGACAGCACAGCACGTGCCGAACGTCGTGACTCGACTTCCGGTGTATCGCCGAAATTTGACCCTGGTCAAATTTCGTTAAAACTCTTCATCGAACCGAATGCCGTCACCCTCTAGGACCATGTGCTTCGAATAGTCCCCGACACGCTTCTCGAAAAAGTTCGTCTTGCCCTCGAGTGAAATGTTCTCCATCCAGTCGAACGGGTTGTTTGCCGTAATCTTGTGCTGTGTACACCCGAGCTGCGCCAGAAGGCGACTCGCCACAAACATGATATACTCAGTCATCGACTGAGAATCCATACCGATGAGACGACACGGGAGCGCCTCGGTGATGAAGTCACGCTCGATGTCGAGCGCCTCGACGACAATCTGCAGGAGTGTGTTGTCATCAAGCTTCTCTTTGAGGTGAGAGTACAGCGTCACCGCAAACTCCTGGTGAAGCCCCTCGTCCCGAGAAATCAGCTCGTTGCTGAAAGAAAGACCGGGCATAAGACCGCGCTTTTTCAACCAGTAAATGGCACAGAATGATCCCGAGAAGAAGATGCCTTCCACGCAAGCGAAAGCAACCAGTCTCTGTGCGAAAGGCGAGTCCGGATGCATCCATCGCATGGCCCATTCCGCCTTTTTCTTCACTGCAGGGACAGTCTCTATCGCCTTGAACAGACGCGCCTTTTCCTCCGGATCCCGAACCAGCTTGTCGATCATGAGCGAATACGTCTCGCCGTGGATCGACTCGTTGAATCCCTGGTACGAATAGAAGGACCGAGCCTCTGGGATCTGAACATCCTTTGTAAAGTTCAGTTCCAGATTCTCAAACACGATACCGTCGCTGGCTGCAAAAAACGCCAGAACCATCTTGATGAAGTGCTGTTCGTCCGAAGTGAGCTTGTCCCAATCCTTGAGGTCACCCGCGAGGTCAATCTCCTCCACCGTCCAGAACGAACCCACCGCCTTCTTGTACAGAGCCCACAGATCCGGGTACCGTACAGGAAACGTTGTGAACCGTGCAAGGCTCGGTGCAAGAATAGGGTCCTCCTCCATACACTGAAAGGGCATTTTAGTTTTAACAGTCTCTTCTCACCTGCGGCAGAAGTGACTTTAAAACGTGTGCATCTTTACAAAGGAATGGACCTGAAACGCATCGCTATGCGTATGAAACTTCACAAGATTACAGGGACGGTCGTCCACCACTGTGCCATTCTGAAAAAGCTTTTGGCTGAAAAGGGAATCAAGTCGGCCGTGATCCACGGGTACTGTGTATCACCTGGTGAGGTCTGTGAACACTACTGGGTTCGTACGGATGATGAGGGTCTAGACCTCGACATCGGTTACGAATTGGCATGTCTGTACAATCCAGACCTGGCATCCATGAAGGTATTCCTGAGCGAAGAGTTTCCTCAGGAGCTGGGAAATGTAGAGGTACTTCGTCAAGAGGATAACACCCGTCTGTTTGAGTTGTACGAGACAGACCCAGTCACCTTCTGGAAGGAGGCACCCAAAGGGGTTCGGATCTTTCGTTAAAGACAATGTGAAAGTATAATCCATATGAGTAACTTACCTTACAATCCGTCCGCTGGTAACGGTATCACCGACGTCGACGAGTTGTACGATTATATAACAAAATGTCCACTCTGTTTACTCGACCACAACTTTATGGAAAGTTATGGACGAATTTTGTGTAGAGCTCCGTGGAAGATTCACGAGTATTTTATGAAGACAGCACGCGATGCTCGAATATCAGCCGAAGGAGTCGAATTAGCCGAAGGAATCGAAGCGCGTGCACTCGATTTCAATACATACCTTCAAAAGTTTTCTGAGTATGACAAGGAAGGTTGTACATCAGATGCTGATGGTAATATTATCATACACGTCCTTAATTCGTCTGGTAAATGGGAACAAAAGTATTTAACCCAAAAACATCTTCTGACACTGTCGAACCGGGCTACGACAAAACGGACACACGCGAATAGAAATTCGATCTGAACACGTCTGACAAATGACATGACCGCACGGGTCGAGAAAAACATTCACAGGGCGCTCAAGACACACGAAACACATGTAGCTCGACATGACATCAGCCTCTTTGCATAATGAAAAGACGTTCCGGATCGAAAGCATTTTTCTCGTCTTTTCTTCGAGTTTTTCAGCCGACTCGGTAATCTGTTCGTCCTGGTCAAACTGATCAATCACCTGACTCAGCAAATCAACATATTTGACATCCTTGTTTCCGAGCTTGTCCAGAATGCTCAGCATCTGACTGGCCTTTTCCTTTTTTGATTCGAGGTTCATGTATCCGATCAGGACTTCGGTGACCAAATCAATGTATTCCTTCTTGAGACTCTCGACCGAGTCGTACAGTGTGTGTTTTTCGACATGGTGTTCTTCGAATTCGAGGATACTTCTCAGTCGAAGAAGACGATCGTACGTGTTCATCATTTTCACCTTGGCATCATTGTCGTCGTCGTTGTCGATTTCGGCAAAATTCATCTCTCTAAAAATAATGTCACGTCTTTATAAATGAGTTACTCTAACAATAACAACTCATTGTCGAGTCCGCCATTTGTATTGAAGATGACGATGATAACGTTTCTTATCGTCCAGGCGATCCGTCAGCTCATCCAGGTGAATATTCAGGCTGGTGCCAAGACTGAGACGCGAACGGGGCAGATTGCATCGTGGTTTACGATTCTTCTGACGCTGATCGTCGCCGCTCTTCTGTACCCATCAGGCCCTCTGAGTAACAAGAACATTATGGGCGGTATGTTGCTGCTGTTTGCAGGTGTCATGGGAAGCGGTATCATGATGATTTACGACGGTATCAAGAAGGCGGGTCCAGAAAAGAACCGCCTATGGTTCGGTATCGCCCATGTGATCTTTGCCATGCTTATTCTGGCGTTCCTTCTGTTTTCACTTGTTCAGTAGGGAACCGCCGATACCACCGTCGATGGAATATTCACGCTCCTGACGACGCACAAAGTCCATGTCCTTGCACCAGCCCCCTGGGGTCAGTGACTTGGAGTAGTAGGCCGAGTCGGGGTTAAACCCGCTGGCAGTGCACTTGATGTCGTGCTTCAGACCGAAAAGACCTGAAGGAGGACCCGCGCTCGAGGTTGTCGCGAGATTGGCACCAAACCCACTGATGCCGCGACCCATCACCTGACGCAGGATCAGGATGAGCAGAACGATAATCGCCAGGTTCATGACAATCTTGGCAGGCTTCATTTACTAGTATGTACGGAAAAAAGTCGGTCAGTCCAACAAGTGCTCCGCACTTGTTGTCCGCTGGCCTCTTCGCGTCTAAAGTCTACGAGTTCCTTTCTTTAAGGATTACAGAGGATGGACCTTCTTCCAGAATCGGCTCCTGTGACACTCACCCTGAACGACGACGAACGTCGTCTCATGGATGACATTTCATTCGCACCGGCTGAGCGTGCCGTCCCAGTACGCAAGCCGCCACAGACTCGTCCGTTCCGTCGCGGCCCCCCACAGCCACAGCAACAGGGCCCACCACCAGACATGGCTGGTCTGGACATGTTCACCAACCCGACCAAACGCCAGATGCACGGTCCACCGCCGCCTGAGATGTGGGATGGCGGCGAGGAGGGCGAGCCTGAGATGCAGGGCGAGGAGTACCCACCGCAAATGGGTGGCGGCGGTGGCGGTCAGCAGATGCCGTCCGAGGGCTACAAGACGATCGAGGACGAAAAGGCGGATCTGCTGAACAAGATTGCCCGTCTGGCCAAGAAGGGGATGAATACGTCGGCTCGTCTGACGAGCTACAGCGACATCGAGGAGATTCGGACCGAGTACAAGCGTCTGACGTATGCCATCGAAGCCGAGCGTGCCATTCGCTTCCAAAAACGTATGCTCGTGGCGTGTGTGACCGGTCTAGAGTTTCTGAACAAGCGCTTCGACCCGTTCGACCTGCAGCTCGACGGCTGGTCCGAGAACGTGATGGAGAACCAAGACGACTACGACGGTGTGTTCGAGGAGCTGTACCAAAAGTACAACACCAAGGTGAACGTCGCCCCCGAGGTGAAGCTCATCATGATGGTTGGCGGCTCTGCGATGATGTTCCACCTGACCAACTCGATGTTCAAGTCGGCGATGCCGGACATGAACAAGGTGCTCAAGCAGAATCCAGACCTGGTGAAGAATATGGTGGATGCCGTCCAGCGTACGCAGACCGAGGCGCAGAATGGCCCCGGTCTCGCCCCGTCGGCTGGTCGCCACGAAATGCGTGGACCCGGTCTGGACCTCTCGACGCTGATGGGTGGAATCATCGGTCCGCCGCCAGCCATCGGCACGCGTGAGCCAGGCCCCCGCGATCAGCCACAGAACGACGACGACGGCATGTCTGACATTGTTTCCGTCGACCTTGGCTCGGACACGAAAGAGGTGAGCCTCAAGAAATCACGCAAGACGTCCAAGAAGAAGGAAGTGACGCTGTAAAAAATAATACGATACTATAAATGGATTCTCTTCTGCCGACACCGATCGCTCAGGACACCGTTACCGGTCCAGACGTTGTCGGTCTCGATTCTGATAAAGGCGCAGACATTGGTTCAGAGCCTGTTCCCAAGACGTCGTTTGACGAAATCGTCACACGTGGTGGGAACAACCCTGATGGGAAGTTTTGATAAATTTCTCAGAGTACAGTAGATGGGGCTTTCCTATGCACCCTTTGACAGAGAGGAACCTCCTTCTCCGTCGTGGAGGACGATGAAACCCTCAGGCGTCAGCGTCAGTCGAAACGAACGACCCCCCTTCGTCATCGGAGGCCCCGACGTCACGGAGTGTAACCACCTCATCATGTTTTTTGTTCTTGGGGTTTTTCTTCTTACCCTTGTTGATGCCATTCGTTAGGAGAAACCCGGGCTTGAGTCCGAAAGACGAATCCACGACCTCATTCGGCTTCTCCTCAATCACAGCGGGCGGGTCGGGTTTGATGACGACCGACGGTGCAGGTGGGCGGTTATCATGCTGTGGCGCTCTGGGAAACTGGCTGGTCAGCTGCTGAATCACCATCTGACGCTGCTGCTGTGGCATGTGCGCCCAGTGCTTCTTGAGTTGGACGCCGTTTGGCATCATCGACTTTATAATAGCACGGAGCTCGCCGGGTAGTTCTTTAAATTCGGCAAGGTCAAGCATCGACAGAGTCTTTTTCTGAGGACGAGTCTCAATCACGAAAAAAATTATCAGCGCGATGAGCGCCAGGGCACTCACGGATGCAGCTGACATTCTACTCACAGTAAACATTTCCCTTTGGGGAATTCTTGCGCACGTGAGTTCAAGTCACGAGCCATTCCCGAAAACCCGGATGTGTTGTAAATGACACAGCGCTTCCGATACATCGAATTGAAAACCGACCAACGATCGACAATGTCTATGATGAGCGGAGCATTCACCTTGCCTGGTGTTTCTCTCATGATTCGTCCAACCGCTTGTGTCACGTCCGAGTGCGGCGTCGTCATCACGAGCGTATCCAGGACCGGAATGTCGAGCCCTTCTTGTGCCATGGAATACGTCGCCACGATGATCTTATGCTTCGCCGCCGCGTCGAGGTCCTCTTCTTTCATGCCACCGAGATAGACTGCCGACCCCTCGAGGTTGTTTCTGAGCCAGAAGCAATGTTCGCGTCTGTCACTCAACAGAAGTACTCGTCGTGTTGGATCGAGTCCACGAACCAAACTGAGAATCTTTTGGTTCCGAGCGTCAATCTCAGTCAGCTGAGTCACCATACCCGCCATGTTGATTTTACCGAACCGAGACACAGGTGGCGCCTCGCGAAACAACGGGTCGTCGAAGAAGACCGCCTCGACCCGGGTCGCCGCCTGGTTTTCACGTTGAACCCTGAAAAATTCGGGACCCATGAACCAGTATAGGATGTTTGTGAGACCATCCTTACGTTCGGGCGTCGCCGTGAGTCCGAGGGCGTACCGGGGACACAGCTTGAACATCGTCTGTGAAAACGCTGCGGCGCCTATGTGATGCGCCTCGTCCACGACGACGAATCCTACGGAATCGAATGCCTTGGGGTCGTTCTCTCGAGAACACATTGTTTGGATCATCGCAATGACAAAGTCACACTCGATGTCAAACACGTCTTGCTGGACCCGACCGATGGTCGCCCCAGGACAAAACTGCTGAATCCGCTCCTTCCACTGGTTCGCCAAGAATTCTTTGTGCACTATGATCATTGTACGAACCTTCAGATGTGCCGCATATGCAAGTGCCATCGTGGTGTTATGCGTGACAGTAAAATCACCAAGAACAAACCGGTGGTTTCCGTCAATCTCAAACCCGTAATAGTTCCCGACATCAAGCTTTTCCAAATGAATACCGGTATGAAAAGTGTTTTTAACTTGTGTTCTAGGTTCGTGCTTTTTACGAACAACTTTACACGGTACGTCTTCGATACCAGCCCCGTGAATACAACACCTGAAATACGTACCAGTCACACGACCTTTTGATGAATTCGTACATGTCTTTTGACATTCTTTTTTGTAACACGAAAACCCTAACGAACGAGCCAAAAACAGTATATCATCAAACAACTTTTCGTTTTTCTGGATAATGTCCCACCCACCCTCAACGGAAGAACCATCAGAGTCTATAATACCAGCTAGTACCTGGAGCTGTACTTCACGAGAATTAAGTTTATAAACATCTGGAATGTGTTTATTCTTCATAACGTTGAGTTCCTGAAGAGTTTTGTAAAAGTAGGCTGGTTTTGGTCCACGGATAGCATAGTCATATTTACTTTTGTATGCGAGGTAAAGTCCATAGCGTGGAAGATTTCTTGAAAAATAATGAAGTACGGTTGAATCTTGGCTTGTTATGTTAGCAGCTGCAGAAGAACCGTCTCCTAACCAATAACCAAACATGTACGGATCCAATGGGACTTCCTTATGTGGGAATGTGATAGGAACCCTGTATCCTTTCAGTTTATCCCTAGTCGATTTTGGTAACTCATTATATTCTCGAACTGAAACATCAACAATATTACCGTGATATCTACTGTATTTGTCAGTACATTTGAGTGACAAAATATGCGACTCATTCACGACGTACGAGTCGCCTTTTACAGGCACAACACGATACAGTTGTTCTTGTCCAGTACACGTTGAAAGTACGCGTCGGGGAGTCGAATCGTCTCCCATAATTAATTCACCAGTACAAATATGCTGGACGAGTTTGATGCTCCCGTCAAACATCATAACAGGTGTGTCTTTTCCAAGACACTTTCCAAAACCAGGGGGAAGCGACAGTACACCACCGCCTACTTTCCGAAACGCATCGACGCCGGCTCGAAACGCCTCGTTTTGTCGCGTCGCATCCCTGAGCTGGCCTATAAATCGGATGGACGCTGGTACCGGTTCTACTCGACGATCGACGGAAGCTGGTTCGCCGAAAAATCGTGGAATGTACATCGAGCCTGATTTTCCGTCCCGGAACACCTTGAACGCCGGCGGCCGAATTCCCATGGCGTTCTCGATAGCTCGAACCGTCAGCTGACGCTTCAGGTCGATGTCTTTCGGAACACACTTGCCATGTCGTGTCAGGAAAACGTGTTTTCCGTCGTCGATGATAGAGGAGGGGCAAGTGGACATATACTCTTAAGGACGTAGTACTCTAGACCGCCCCATTTGACTGTTTGTATCTCAGCCTTGACCAGAGTCCCAGCAGACATGTCCTGAATAGGAATGTGTCCCTGGACGTCGACGCCCGTCACGCGATTGTACCGAAATGGTACTTTGACGTGGAGAATAGTTCCTTGCTTCTCCAGGTCAATGTATTTACGACCTTGAATGTCGTGCCACGAACGAACCAATAACATTTTCTGTAACTATACTAATATAAATGAAAGAGTTTAAGCGAAAACCAAAGTCCAAGTCCAAGTCCAAGCCCAAGCCCAAAAGAGGAGACGCCTCTAAAACAACTGGATCACCACGTCAGTCAAAAAGATCCAAAAAAGGTGAAGGTTCTACTAGGAGAAAGGATGCTAAAAGTAAGGCGGATGCTTCAAAGAATAACACAGCGGCGTGGGCAGCCTTGGGTATAGGAGCTGCAGCGGCAGCGGCGATAACCGCCAAATCCCTCGCATCCTTTGCTTCATCCGACGGTGCAAATATTACATTTACGGAGATTAAACAAACTCCGTGGACGGCTGATATGTTTTCGTCCCCTAAACTAGAGATTTCATGGAAATTTAAAGACAACCCTGAAAATCAACTCGCAATCCCGAACGAAGTCACTATCATTGAAGGCGACGAAATCGACATTCATGGACTGGACGAATATCCCGACTTGAAAAACATAAACACAACTGGAAACAAAGTCGTTCGAATTAAAGATGATTCTACGTTCGTCATCGAAGCCAAGACGGACAGAGATAAACTTAAAAAAATATTCGGTGATACGAATTCGCTGTTAAATAAAGGTGAAGGAACCATTCAGACCTCTTTTGATGATCGCCTTGAGCAGACAGTATCAGATACAGCTGGTGGTATAGCTGATACACTCGGTCTTGATAATATATGGGGTTACATGGGAATCGTTGTAGGAATTATACTCGCTTGCATTGCGGTGTACTTTCTAGTACAGTTTTATCAGAGCTCCAAATCTGCTCCAGCTCAATCATAATATTTACCTGTGTATTCTGTGAGTATAGGTGTCCCTGGGAGATAGGTGTTTGCCGACATATCAGTAGTCAACATGTCTGTTGTCAATGCAGTCGTAAATTGATTACAACCTATACCGGAACCATATGTAAACCCAGTACATGACGTATTTGAAAAACACAAAGTACCACATGCCTCAGCGGATGTAACATCCATCCTGACTGGAATAGTCGTAAGTACGAGAGTGGCTGTGCCTCCAGCCGCAGCTGTAAAGTCGCTTGTGACTGGGTAAGGTAGTGTAAAGTGAGTCGAATCCGTGACGGTAATGATATTCGATCCATTTGCAGCGCCTGCACCCGCGACAGTCACGCGATTGCCAGACACGAATTTATGATCAGTCATCGTCGTAAACGTTGCAACGTTTGTCGCCGTGGGAATCGAAATACCTGATATCGAAACTGGCAGAGGAGTCGCAAGTCCTTTCCCCGGCGTTACAAAATACTCCTTCGATGGTTCACCTCCGGTGCCATAGTACATTACATTCGAATTAAGAACAGGCATGATTCCATCCAATGTTGATACCAAATAGCATGTATTGGACGTTGGGTCATATCGAAAGCCAACACATTCCTCTTCCGCGCCCTCACATTCGAGCATGCATTCATTCACTGAAGAGACGTTAGACACTGTCTCAGTTCCTGCTGCTGAAAGAGCGATTGTGCTAGTTGTATATGAATATGTACCGGGTTTTATACCAAATGTATCTTTCCAAAAATTGGCGGGCTGAACCCATTTTGGAAATTTATACCACATGGATGATGAGTTACCCTTGTCCGCTATGAATCGGGCGTACATTGTTGTTCCTAAACATACGATGAAGTATATAAAAACTGCAAATAAGATACCACCTATTATCGAAAAGGCGAGACTTATCTTCGAGACTCCAGGGGCTGCTGGAGACGACATATATCTAATAATCACGAAAAAAAATCGAGTGATACACTAGTGGTAATATGGGGAAGAAGGAGACGGTAGCTTTATTGATACTTCTCTTGCTTTTACTATTGATGTTTTGGTATTTATCAAAAAAAATAGAATCACAACCGACAAGTAACGCCACCCCTGGATGGACAACAGGTCCACCGATAGGTGGACCATCCGCAGCAACTGGAGGTGATATCGCTTATGGTGATATTCCTCCGACCAAGTTATGGGCTTTGATTTTACAAATGTTAATAGAACAGGCCGTCGACCAAATTCAACAACAAATGGAGAATCAACAAGAACAAGTCCAGACTGAAATGAACACACAGGTTAATACACAGTTTGATACGAATATTAACTCAGAAACTCAGGCGCAAATTAATACTACCATAGCTCAAGTTCAAGAGGCCGTAAACGTATTGACTCAAATAAACATCGAAGGTGCTCAGGCTACAGTTCAAAATCAAATGATGAATCAGCAGGAACAGATCCAGAATCAGGTAAATATTCAAGTTGGTGAACCGACGATCACGATCGCGACGAACACGGACATCCAAGAGAGTCTCAAGGCGCTCAAAGAGCAGCTGGAGAACCAGGTCAACACACAGGCGTCCACGGGCGCGCAGATCGACCCGGT